TACTAGCACCGGGTTCTTTCTTCTTAGGAGCAATCCAGGTATGTCTGGGTGTGCCCATGTCAGGGCTAACAGTGGTGGCACACAACCATTGCAGTTCCGGGTGCCGGCTCATTGCAAAGAAATGTTTATTAAAACGTTCATTGGTGGCAATGAGATAAAACTCTTGTAGCTCTCGTGATCCTTCAACTGAACTGCCCCAGCGTATCATAAGATAGTTGCTGAACTTTTTACGTTCTTCGTCTGTTAAATCTTTATAAAAATTACGATCCTTGCGATCAAACTGTCGCATCTCGTTAGCAATGTTTAGTTTATCACTCATTACCAGGCCTTTTGATAGTCTACAATCTCACAGTTACGACTGATGTCTTTGACAAAATACACACAGTCTGGTTTGGGATCATCATTCAATGGAATACACAACATCTGTCCGTTCTTTAGTTTAGGAGCATACCAGGCCACTTCATGATACACGTCTACAATTTCAACAGTTGGAAAACTTGGACGGAAACTGCTTAATGGATTGAACTGGAATACCTTAAATCCGCGGTCGTTGATACTGGTCAATGGCAGTACTTCTAAGTCGCCCACTTCCGGCTCACCAATCAGTATTTGCCAGTCCATGGGCATGCGTATTTTATGCTCACCAATCTGTAACACCAGTGCAGGTGCGTTAAAACTTTCCAGGAAGATAAGCGGAATGTAATGATAGTCTGGATCTTTAGGATCGCTGTTGTCAAATATAGCAAATCTCATGTCTTCAACTTCCTCTGGCAGATGGTCAAGATCAAATGCTTGGTTATCTAGTGTTAGTATTCTCATGTAAGTATAATATAGTATATGCGTTCAAATGTCAAGAGATTTGACTGTCACTTCCACTCTAGTTTTTCCTGAGAGAACGGATAGTTTGCATCGCGATAAAATACTTTGCGCTTGGTCAAGTGTCGTTTAGCAAATTTACAAGTGCTGGTTATGTCCCAGATCTCTACGTGATCTTTGTCTTCCGCTTTTCTAATGCCGCGCCCAATTGACTGTATAACACGGACAAAGCTCTTTCCGGGTTCAAGAAGAACCAGATTAAAAATCCTTGGAATATTAATACCCACAGCGGCCACACCATAAGTCGCCACAATAATCTTGCCAGTGCTGGTGGCCACTTCGTCATATTCATCTTGTCTTGCTCCTGCTTTTGTTGCACCTGATACAAACACTGCTCGATCGCCCAGGCGTTCAATCAAAGCATGACCGGCTGCCACACGGTCTACTAAAACTAGTGTATTGCCTGTGTCGTTAACATGCGACACCAAGTTGGCAATGGCAGTGAGTCTGTCTGGCTCTTCCAGCAAGAACTTCAACTCACTTTGATAATTACTAAACTCTGCGTGATCCACCAACTGCACAATGTTCACATGACACTGTGCCAGCACACCACGATCTTGTAGTTCGCTTGCTGAAAGTTGGTTGATAACAGGACCAAGACTGCACTTTAGTGCTTGGAATTCAAACGGCTCTTTGGGCACAGTTCCTGTTAGACCCCATCGAATTGGCACTCTAGACATGATGCCTGTTAACAAGGATTTAAGTGCATCTGCCTTGGCCATGTGTACTTCGTCTACCATTACACATACCACGTCCTCAATAAAGTCCTGGATAGTGACATCTGCTACGCCGTTCTTTGTGTTTTTCATTAGCACATTTAAACTTTGCCATGTGCAAATGGTATGTGTCCGGCCATGCTCTTTACGGTCACCAAAGTACACACCAACATTCAAGCCCAAGTTCTTGTAGTCTGCTTCTGTTTGCGTTACCAAACTTTTGTTGGGCACAATAACAATTGAACGTCCATATGGTTCTATACTTAAACTCAATGCCGCTGTCATCAGCGTCTTGCCTGCGCCTGTGGCCACTTCTTGTATGCATTGCGGGTTGCCCAGGAAGTTGTTGATAATCTCAACCTGGTAGTCACGCAACACCACAGGTTCACCTGCCATTGGGTGTGTCTTGGGCCACACCTTATGTGCAAACGAATCTTCTTTGATCTGTGTAAAGTCAAACACAGTAGAATATTCGCGTTGGTCATCTAGTTCAATGTCATAGTTGAACTTTTCTAATATGGGAATAATATCAGGTAGTAAGTTTACATAAGTGCTACCACCAAGTTGAAAGTAACTGACCTTGCCATCCCAGCGACCTAACCTGACCGCAGGCAAATAACGTGCGCCCGGAACGTCATATTTAAATGTGTTTACTAATGCACGCCTGGCGTCAAGTTCAAGCCCTTCCAGTTTAATGTTTACTTCATCTTTAATTTGTATTGTGCATCTTTTCATATTAACATTATATACTTATTATCTCAAGAAGTCAAAAAGACAGACACCTTTTTTAAGGGTGTCTGCCATAAAAGCCCGGGACGGAGCCAACCTACTCCCGGGAAAAAGGAGAAAAAATGAACTAACCAACTACCACTCGAAAACCCTGCTCACGCTGTTCGTCTGCTTCATAATCAGTATCCACAGCAAACAAAAACAATTCACCATCATAAATCTTGTACATCTGGCACCCCTGTCAATAAGTTTCTTTTACAAAATCGTATTGTTCCGCAGGCCATTTTGCCCGGAACTCTTCTGATTTGACATAGTCGTTGTATGCCTTGGCATCAAAAAATGTTTTACGGAACACTGACGTAAACTCACCCTTGGGCATCACTGTCAAATGAACCGACTTGGCTTTTCCACCCATATCAATCTCCAAACGCTAAAATAATAAATGCATAAAGTAAAGACCACCCAAGGTGTCCCAACATTAGCAACATTAAGACACCTATCCAAGCCATATTAGGCACTCTTCATACATGTGGTCTCTGACATGCGCTTCCAGTTAGCAGGAAAGCTCTTGCGCAGGTCTGCAATCTTAAGCGCCATGCGCAAACTCACCTCACGCAAACGATCTTTGTTGCTGTGCATAAAGTCAATAATGTCATCTGACGCATACTCGTCAAAGTCGTAGTCTGCAAACAACACACCATCTTTGGCAATCTGTTTGATACGCAACAGCTTGTCACGCATGGTGTCCAAGGTCAAGTCCAGATAGTGGCAACGACTTTGCAGTGCATCCAAGTGGTCCCGCAACTTCTGGCTCTTCATCTTGTCAAACTTAAGGTTAGTAATAAAAATTACACTGCCCTTAAACTCAAAACGTTCTGGGATACCTTCTCTGCGCAAGGCACTGCTCTCACTCAACCAACTAATCACACGTTTCTTACCGGAGTCCAGGGCACCCTTAAGCAAGTTAAGTGCAACGTCATCTAACAAGATGCTGTCACAGTCGTCAAAAACAATCACACTGTTGGCGTCTGAATACTTGTACAGGGTTTGGTACAGGCCAATTGGAGTGGCACTGCCTTTGACCACTTCTGCACGTAGTCGCTTGCCAGCCAGCTTGTCAAACAGGCAAGCCTTGTCAATTTCTTGCTCTACACCAAAGCTCTTGCCCACACCTGGAGGGCCACTCACAATCATAGCACGAATGTCACCGGTCACAGTGGCCTTTGTCATTTCGTGCAGGATGTCAAAACGCTCACGGATACGATCCATAGCTTCGTCATCGGTTTCGTTAACCACTGGGACGGGGTTTTCAATCTCGGCTGTAGGTGTGGTACTCACGGAATCTCCATTTACATATTCAAAGTCTCGGATGGAATTTACCCGGATACGGATTGTATCGGGGCAATCGGGAAAGGCACCGTTGTTTTTTACGGTTACATAATTGCCCTTGGCGCCAGATGTAAAACCTGACACAAGAGTAAAGGCAGTGTTACGGACAGGGTTCTTGCGATACTCGCCGTTGACAATACGAATGGCACTCATAGTTGGCTCCTTTTTGTGCGTTAAAATTGTATTATAGCAGATGTAGAATTAAGCGTCAACCGGGGCAAACATCTTGCTACCCGATTCCATGACTGCACGATATGCTTCCATGGTTTTTTGTGTCTGGGCAAGCGGGCTCTTTTGGATAAACTGCATCATTTCCAAAAATCCCATACCCAAAAATTCTGCATCTTTTTGTATAACTTTGATTGCTGTGGCTATTTGCATTGTGGCTCCTTTTTGTTACTCTATGCTATATTATAGCAAATTAGGGTTTATTGGTCAACCACTTGAATTGTGGCTTTTTTACAACAAAACCTGCTTATTTTTTAAGCAATTCGTACAGTCTGTTGTTGATTATATCCATCTCTGCCTGTTCTACGTAAAAATCTGTGGTGGGATCGTAGTAGGCGCCTTCTTTGTTGTCATAATACAACACTTGGCCGGAGAAGTTAAAAGGTCCCTCGAGTCCCTTGCGAGGACCGTACTTTTGACGCATCAGGTCCGTAGTGTCAACAACCTTGTAACCCATCTTGTGCTCCTTTTTACTTACTATGCCACTATTATAGCAAATTGGAAATATTCGGTCAACCATAAAAAAACCCTACATAATGCAGGGTTTATTGTGAAAACACTTTATAAATTACACAGGTGCAGGCGGGTCTACGCTTGAAAACACAATTGTTGTAAACGAAAGGACGGACCCGGTACTCATATAGAGATACAAGTGTCCTTCTTCTTCTGGAAGCGCAACTCCATTTAGCACTTCTGCTGTTCGGTTGTCGTAGCACAGCTCTGGTGTCA